GCTACAGGTACTTCGTCTATTGTTTCGTTAACTTGAACATAAAGCGCATCACCTGGCCAAGCGCCTATGTCAACAGTATTATCGTTATATGGCGAGTATACAGTTGATAATTTACTAACTGTTCCAGTACTAGCAACAGCAGCATTTGATAATAACGTTGAAGTTGTTCTACCAAATCTGTCAGATAAAACAAAACCTGCTTGATAGTTTCTGTTTTGCTTTAGCGTATGGTTAGGATATTCAACAATACTTGTTCTCCACTCTACAGGAGTTGCAGGAGTAGTTACATCAAAAGCCGCTTTAGCCTGCGTACCTACATTATAGCTTAAATTTGAGGGTGGTGTGTGTTTAGTTTGGAAATTACTGTAAACAACTCTATTGCTTATTATTTCTTGACCAAGTGCTTTAACTGGTACTTTATCATATACCCTTGTTAATTGATCTTCTGGAAGTGTTTTAAAAGGCTTTGTGCCTGAATATACGTATTTAAACGTGTTTGTCTGTGGAAATACAAGTGGACTTTGTTGAGCTTTTATTTCAGCTGCAGATATAGTGTCTGCCACTAAAACAGCTAATCCATCAGATTCTTTAAATAGTATTTCTATTTCTGATATTTTAAAGTAATCTGTTACGTTTAACAAGGTTGTTGCTGGAAACGCAGGGTCTCCATTCGTGGGCATGTCAATAAGTAATGTTAGTTGATTAACTTTATTTTCCATAAAGTCAACTATAGTACTTCTATAAGCCGCAGACATGTCATTATCATCATTAGTAGCGCCAGGAAAAAGAAAATAACCATCTTGTTGTGGTATAAAACACTCTTGAGTAAATGGTGCAAATACAGAGTACTCGCCATCTTCAAACTTAAACCTGTAACTAAATCTTACAAACTTACTTTCTAAGTAGTCTGGATCACCTCTATAACCCGAGTCATAGTAAGGGTTATTAGTTGCACCATCGGGAAATTGCTGGCTAACAACATCTTGCATGGTGGTTTGATAATCACCAACACCAGCTCCAGCAAACGGCGCTTGGAAATCAGCTGCCATTGACGCTGTTATTTCTTGCCAGAGTATTGGTGCGTTATATGGCATATACTTAGCTACACTGATAGTATCTTCTATAGTATAGTAAGTAATGTCATCTAAAGCTGACTGAACATTTATTTTTCTTGGCTGGTTTCTATTGTCTGTAAAAAACAATAAATCCTCTAATAGGTTTGCCCCGTATATAGGTGCTCCTTCCCAAAAATTTAAAAAAGCTCCTTGTACTAATATGTTGTTTTGTGTAGCTGTTCCTTCTGATATTAACGATCGCACTATGAAATTAGAAGCTGAAGGTTCGTATCTACCATTTAAGTTAGTAGCTAATGTATTATCAGTTAAAAAGAAAAATACACAAGAATTAACTTCTGAAACTAAATAACCAATACATACTACATTAGCATTACCTGTTATCTCGTTAAAATTAATTAACTTATTATTACCTAAAACATTTTCTAGCGCACCAACGTCTGAAGACTCTGATTTACTGACTTGTATATTTAATGCGTCTCTATATTCTCCTTGTGGTAACAAGCGATCATCAAGATCCTTGTTCATTTTAGATTTTATAAAAACATTTTTAAACTCTGCCATTTAATTCTAGTGTTTTATCCATTTAGATTTACCTCTCATAACTTGAACTATTTCACCAAGTTTTATGTTAGATAATCTTATCTTTGCATTTCTTAATTTAGAGCTAGCTTCTCTTTTCAATCTTTGTATTATATACTCAGGTTGGTTTATTCTACTAGCTAATACAGCATGTGATAGGTAAGCATATAAAGCAGCTTCAGCCAACTTAGGTACTCTACTATCCATATCATAAGCTAGACCATCAGATATGTATTCTAATATTATAAGCTTACCAACTAGATTGCTGGAAAAAGATATTTTACCTTCTCTGTCGTTCATGTTAAACCAGCCGTTTACTTGAGAGTATTGTGGATCTAATCCATACAACTGCCCATAACCAAAGTTATACATTCCACCGTAGCCCCAATCAAAATAAGCCCAGTCTACACTTGCGTTAAATTCACCTTCTAAAATACCCTGCGTATTGCTTTTCCATCTGTCCTCTGTTATCGATGTGCCTTCTAAGTTTTCACCAAAATTATCTTGGGTTGGTACACCTTTAGAATCTTGTATAGGAGTTGAGTAAGGTGAATTAGTTAGGTTGTTTGTTGGGTATATTATTCTTTGTACACCAGCTGAATCGATCCAAGACATACGTACGTAGTTAACGTAATCTTGTGGTATCACTACGCTCAAGCTAGGCGGTATTGTAAGCTCTTGAGATTTAATACTCTTTAATGTATCATAGCTAAATTCTTGTAAAGCGCGCTTAGCATGAAAAACTAAGTCAGTTCTTTTTACGCTTGGTATTAATTTACCTGCGCCTACATATGCTACTATAAAGTTATTCACTATATTGTTTAGCGTTATATATTCATAGCTGCCGTAATTATTTTCTGTAGTTGTACCGTAAGCATCTCTGTTTCCGTAATCACCACCATCTAATCTTTTTAGCTGACATACTAGCACATTATTTTGAGGAAGCGCTACACCTAATTTTACTGTGTTACCAGTTACAGTGTATGATGCTATATATTCTGTATAGTTTATACCATCAGCACTGCTATATAGCTTAAAATTATTTAAAGCATAGTCTACTGCTGTAGGATCAAAAGATCCAAACACTAGATTAGTGTCAAAAGTAAATGTAAAATCAGTTTGACCTAAAGCGTTTGCAACTGTAAAGCCTTGAGCTCCAGCGTAGTATTGTTGATTAGTTTCGTTTATAACTCCCATCTATTAGCTTTTTTTATTTACTTCTTTTCCTTGAACTTGTTGTGCTGCTATTTGAACTATAGAAGGATCTTGTATTATTATTCCAGTATATGCCAGTATTCTTAATATAATATTAACTTGCTCTGATTCGTGTAATTCAAAATCTCTAGAACCAGTACCTAAACCTGGATCATAGTAATTACTATTAAATATATATTGGCCTCTACCAGCTGTGGTAAAACCCCATATAGGTGAAATAGGTTTTCTTATGTAATCAACTTCTATGTTACTTATTATAGTAGTTGGATTAACATATATAATGTTTTGTAGGTGACTGTTTATAGTTGCACCTGCTACATTTACATTACCTCTATTCTCGTATAAATACGTAGGAAAACTTTTAGTTGCTTTTGTTAAAGGAGATCTTTCTATATTGTAGAAATCTGTTCTAGATAATCTTTGTAGTTCTATTTGATTACCTCTATCGTCTTTGTATATTACAGTACCTAATCTGTAAAAATCTACAGTAGCTCCGTATTTATCTACGGTTGGTAAAGTAAAGTACGATAATCCTGGATTACTTGTATTGTCATATACAGCTGATCCAAATGTTTTAAATATAGCTAACTTTTCGTCAAGATTCATAACCCTGTCGGAATAGTCAACATCTGCTTGTGGCACTCTTAATTGCTGATTTAAGTCTTCAAAGTATTTCTCAAATATATCTAATTGAACCTGAGTACCCACCTCATTAAATTCAGCAGGGGTTAAATAACCTCTTTGCTCTTTATTTATTATAGACAATACTGTTTGATATACAGTGTTTACGTTTACAGCCATACTTGTTTAAATTATAATACACTAGGGTACCAATGATATGATACCCTAATATATTAGTATCACTTGTTTATACTCTTTTTTCTATAGATTTATAAACTTCTACTCCTTCATCAGTTTTAAACCAAGCGGCTAAAGCTGAATATGGGTTTTCATCAAATGGCACAGTGAATAATTTTCTGTCATTTGAACCCCAGTGGAAAGTTCTTTGATCTTGTGACAAGTTAATTATTCTGGCTTCAATAGCTTTTATACCAAAGTTTCTTAGCTGAACGTTTTCGTCATTAGCTAGACTCAAGAATAAAGCTGGTTTAGTTTTAGCGAATAATAACAAGTCTCTTTTGAGTTCTTTAGATTTCATGTTAGAAACAGAGCTACCTTTTTCAACTCTAAGTATAGCCTCAGCTTGATCAACATCCATTTCCATCGCGGCATTAAGTGCGTGTACTTCCATTTCTATAACATCTAAATCATCTTCTGCTTCTACAACAGAATCAAACTCGTAGTATTTTTTATTTTTTAACGGGTGGTACAAACTAAGTAGTTTTTGAAGAATTTGATTTTCTTCTGGAACAGTCAATACGCCGTCTCTAAAAGTAATATGCCCTAACGTAGCTTCACCTTTCTGCTCGTCCATAAAAGGACTATTCATGTTAGTAGCATATCTCAACTCTCTTTGTGCTGCTTTTTCTTTATCAAAATATAACAAAGGAGTTTTTCTTGTGTGTTTACCTGGAATTGTTAGTGTTAAAGGTTGTTTTCTACCTTTTACAAGATATGTTCTAGATTTTATTTCCCACTCTGATTTTGTGGGTTTTACTGGAGCAGCAGCTTTTTTTGTTACTACTACTTCTTCTTTTTGAGGTGCAACCTCAACTTTTTTTGCTTCAGCTTTTTTAGCCATAATATAATATAATTAAATAGTTTATAAAAAAAAATAAAAACCCCTGCCCGAAGACAGGGATAATTATTATTGAGTAATTACACTCCTTTGAATAATACGAAGTTATTCGCAGCTTGTACAACTAAACATCTTTCAGATAAGAAGTTTACAGTCATAGCATCTAGGTCGCTAGTGAAAGCTCCACCAACAGAACCAGTTAACCAAGACTTCATACGTCTGTCATCAGCTTGTGAAGCACGGTAACGAACGTGTAAGAATGGTCGTCTGATATTTGTTCCTAGAATCTGATCGTAAACAGTAGAAGTTCCAGCAGGAACTAACATACCTTCAATAGATGCAGGTCCAGTCATAGCTCCACGAGTAGAAGCATCGTTTAAGTATTTCCAGTCAGTTTTGTAGAAATCGTAAGATCCTCTACGGAAACCAGAAAAACCTAAGTTCAACGCCATCTCTTCAGAGTTTTCAAATAATCCGAAAGCAGTTCCACCTTGAGCTCCCGATGAAATAGCAGCTAGCATATCATCAAAATCAAGATTAGTGTTTCTGTTTAAGAATAACATGTTTTCTTCAATTGCTCCTTGAGTATCTAAATTTCTAAGAATATCATCAAAGTCATTTATACCAGTAGCAGCAGAGAATCCAACTTGTACGTTACCTCTATCTTCAACAGCAGCAAATAAACCTTCTGTACCAGTTACATTTGTAATACCAGACCCAGCAGCAACTTGCTCACCTTCTACAACAGACATTTCTAGGTAATCTTCAAAACGTAGTCTTGTTTCAGACTCTGCTTTTAAATACCATAGGTATCCATTTGTTCCATCTTCAGTAGCAACTTCTACCCAACCGATCTGAGCAGTGTCAGAACCATTGATTGTGTATTGGCTTCTAATGATGATTGGTTTGTTAGAAAACTGAGTAAAGTCAGGAGTTACGGTAGCAATTGGATAATCGTTTCCAGTTACACCAACACCTGCAGCTTGACCAGCATTTGTTGTATTTGTTCCTTTTGGATATTCAGAACCGTAAACAAATATCTTCAATGTACCAACTAGTCCTTCAGCAGCAAGGTTAGCAGCACCGTAAGGTAATACATTTATTACACCAGTACCACCGCCAGCAGCTGTTCTTAAATCAGAATCAACAACTAAACATTTTGCTTCTGCACCAAAATCGTCCATCACCACGATAGTTTGCTGTGGAGATATAACGTTATTGATAGTTGCAGCAATAGGAATAGTAATTGCGTTTGCTAAAAACGTACAGTTATCGTAAGATATATGTAGTCTATTTTGCTCAGACCAAATTACTTGATCAGATGTCATTGGAAGTTCAGCCCCAACCATACGTAAGAATCCAGATAACGTACGGTTTCCGTAACGCTCTACTTCTGCTTCGTAAAGTTCAGGTAGGTATTGCTGTGCGAAGTTTCCACCAGCAGCACCGTCAAATGTTAAATAGTTGCTCGCAAGAGTTTGTTGTAATTGCGATGGTACTATTGAACCAAATTGTGGTGTTAAAGCCATAATTTTAAAAGTTTAATTAGTTAAATTTTCGTTTTTTTATTTTTAGTTTAGACGAATCTAATCCACTTATTGATTTTACTTTTAAACCATTAATAAAGACGTTTCCATCGGCAACTTGCCTAGGCTTGTCACTACTTAAGTTTTTAGATGAGTCAACGATATTTTTAATACCATCAGCTCTACCTTGCTCGTAAAAATGATTAGCGATTTTATCCGAGTTCATAGCGGCATACATAGCTTTGTGATAACCAGAAGGATCTGTCACGGCTCCATTTTTGTCTACAAATTTTGAAATAAAACTGTTTACATTGAGTTGTGATTTACCTACTTCAGATGGGTTTTGGAGTTTGTATCTAAACTTCTTTTCTCCTAAACTGAAATCAAAACCTTTGAAATCATCGTTGAAAATTTGCTCAGTTTGCACTTTAAAATCCTGCTGAAGAGTTTTCGCATGCTCTTGTTGCTGCTTGTATCTATTGAAAAAGTCCGTAGCTTTTTGCTGATCTTGGGTAACACCAGGTCTCAACTTGATTTCCTGATAGTATTTATCCTTCATAGCATCAAGCTCTTTACGAGCCTTAGCAACTTCTTCCTTGAAAGCCAATTTCTTTTTTCTAATATCTCTTGGCTCATCAAGCTCCTCATCGTAAGAGAAATTGTCTTCCATAAGAAAATCAACTTCTTCTTTATCAAGATGAGGTTTAGTTTGTTTGTAATACTCATTGAGTAATACTTTTTCATTTACATTAGAGTAGTCATGATTAAGTCTCACATAATCCTCTATTGTTCCACCTGTCTGAGACATGAAGTCTACAAGTGATTGTATATTTTCAGGCAATTCTTTGCCTTGGGTAACTTGATCTTTAACAGCTTGCTCTGCTTCTTCGTAAAGCTCTACTGTTTTTTCATCTACCTCTTCTTCAGTTATTTCTTGTATAGGAGTTGCTAGTTCCTCTTTGGTGTCCCGTACTTCTTCAGCCACTTCTTTGCTGTTGCCACTGTCTTGGGACTCTTCGATAACAACATCGCTATCATCTGTCTTTTGTGTTTGAACGGCATCTGTTTCTTTTTTTTCTGTTAAATCAACCTTTATAACATCTGGTATAACTTCTCCTTGCGCTTCAGGTTTTGTTAAATCAACCTTAACCGGTTCGTTACTGGATGTATCGGAAAATTTCTTTGGTGTCTTTTTCTTACCTTTTAAAGAAAACTCACCCTCTTGTTTGACCTCTACGGCCTGATTTACTTCTGACATAATATAATATTATAAAATTAAAAATTATTTAGGACCAAAGGCCTCTAAGCCAAAGTCACCTAAACTATCGTTAGTAGATTCAAAGTCGATAGGTGTTCCATCGTTTTGTCTCTGCTGTATCATTTGTGATTGTTGTGTTCCTATTATTCTAGCTCTTTTATCTTTTCTATCTTCAATATCAGCCTCTTTACCTCTTTCGCTTTTAAACCTTTCTTTAGCTAGCTGTATGTTATAATTAAACTCTTCAGCCATAAGCTCTCTTTTTATACCTGCTTCGGCTTGCATTCGTTGTATTTCAAATTGAGACTTTGCTTGTTCTAACTGCATTTTTTGATCAGTTAATATTTGCTGCTTTTGAGTCTCAGCCATAGCTGTTTGTTCTGCTAACTGACCGTTTGCTTGAGCCTGGGCTTGCATATTTGCTTGTGCTGCTTTTTGATCTCGCTCTTGTTTTAGTCTACGTTTTTGCTTTAGCATTTGATTAGCTAATTTTAAATTACGTATTTGTCTAAGATCTATAGCATCCTCTAAATCAATACCACCTGTTTTTAATGCAACCTGTATGTTTTGTTCTAGTTGAGCTTTTTCCTCTTCATCAGGTTCTAAATCTAAGAATATACCAAAGTCGTGTAAATTTAAATTAGATATCTCTGACAAAGTCTGAACATTAAAAGTAGATATAGAATTTTTTAAAGCACTAGCTGTCAAAGGAAAACTAACAACGTCTGCTAGCTTTTTAGATATGTTCTCACATAACCTTAGTGTTAAATACAAACTAGCGTTATTAATATGCTTAGTAGCTATATTTGATTGCTGTGCAGCTATTTTTTGTAATCCAACTAGTGTATCTTTATCAGGTAAACTACCATCTCTAGCTTCGTTAAGACCTGTTACATCTCTAATCATTTGAACATAATAATTATATGTACTGATTAAAGCACCTATTTTTCCTTGTCCAGATGACGATGATAGTTCTTGAACCGGTACTTTGCCTGCATTCATAGCTCCATCTTGGGTAAGTGATCTACCAACTACTGAACCCGTTTGAAAATACATATTTAATGCTTCAGCTGGATTATAATTCGTACCATTACCAAGATCAACTTCTGCTAAACCGTCCATATCTAAGAACACGCCGTCTGGCACCATCCTTGATATTACTTGCTGTAGCTTTAAATGAGTTAACTGAATCATATCAGCAAAACCTATAGTTTTACTAACAATAGATTCTATTCTACCCTTATACATTCTAGGCGCACATATAGTATAATTCATTTCTACTTTAGTGGTATCAGCTAGTGGCCTAGTCATGTTTTCGGCCATCTTCCACTCAAGCATCATATCAGTACCTAAAACTTTAACACCTTCAAATAAAACCTCTATACTTCTAGACACTTTATCAAACTTATCGCTTTTAGGTGGATTAAACGTGTCTGGTTTTTCTAGTATTTTTTCTAGACCTTGATCTGTTTGTTTTAGCTTAAACACTTGATCCATGTAGGTCTTATACTCAAAATATAAAACTTGAACAGTGTTTTCATCGTATGCACCCCAACCATATATGTAATTCTGATTACTATATGATTTCTGTATTCTACTTAATTCTTCATCTGATATATGAGGAAACTGTTTTTTTATTTCCGCTATAGTAACAGCTTTAACTTCACCTACGTAGTATATATCTTCAAAATTTGGATCTTCTGTATATGAGTGTATCATATAGGCAGGGTCTACGTAATCTAAAGTTATACCTTCTGCTGTATT